TCAGTGGGTGTTCTTGGGCTGAACGCTGTTGATCTCCTGGATCACACCAACATAGTCGGTGAGCCATTGGTCGATCTGGTCGTGAGCCAGTGTTGACTTGTGCAGCCCATCCATCTCCCGCACCAGCTCTTGGCGCTGTGCCATAGAGTAGGAAGGGGCGACGGGGTAGGTGATGGACTGCGGGTGCGTGCCGGTGCAGCCAGACAAGAGCAAAAGCAGCGCCATGGCGATGAAGCACACGACGGCTGCGATCCCGTTGTGGTCGTTGTTCTTGAACGGTGCGGGCACGGTGTTGGTCCTCACAGGGCGACCGATGGGTCGGTCAAACGGGCCGCTGTCTGTTGCCAGTTGCGGGGCGCGTTGGAAAGCGCATTGAGATACGCCCTGTCGTCCTCCGTGGTCTGAGCGGTAGAAGCCACGGAAGCCTGTTGCTTGCCCTGCGTGACCCCCTTGGCGTTGGACCAGATGATGGCACCTAGAACCAGAGCGAGGAGACCGAGGGCGAGCGCGAGCGCGGTCATAGATAGACCCGCATCAGGGTCCACCCGGAAGCGTCACAGACCGCATGGGCTAGACGCCGGGCAGCAAACGCACTGGTGGCCGATACCGCGCCCATAGCGTCTCCATCGTCGCTATTTCGGATCGCGTGGAAGCGATACCTTTTGGGCTCAGGAGCCTTGGCCTTCGCGGTGATCTTCGGGCCGCTTCCGGTCCCGCTACGTAGTCCCATTGGTGTCCTCCAAATCAAAGTCCGGTCGGAACCGGAGGAATACTGGATGGCGAGGCTTTGAATACCCGCCCGAGCCTTCCATGTGCTTGTAGGTGGCGACGCAACCGACGACGGGCTCGGGGCTGTTCCACAGGGCTCTCCGATCTTCCGCCGTAAACCCCGTGCCGATGTCGAACTCCACGTCCTTGAACGGCCCGTTGAGACCACGCACGACGAGAGTGCCCAGGGTTCCCTTCCCGACCTTGTTGGCCTTGTGGGAGGACCGTTCGGTGCGACCAAGCTCGTTCGTCTTGGCCTCGTTGCCGTTCGCCATTTCCTCGGTCATGCCGATGACGACCGCCTCGTGGTCCACGAACGGCTTGATCTTCAGGAGGTAGCCCTCCCGCTTGGTGGAGCGACCGAACTTATAGGGACCTTCCGGGGACCGGATCATGGTTCCCTCGTATCCAGCCAAAAGCCACCTCTCGGCGTGCCCCTTCAGAGCGTTACAAGTATGAACAAACTCTTGCTCAACGACCGCTACACGCTTCGGAAGAACTCTATCTCCTCCACCCCAGGGCCCGTCGAGTTGGCGAAGATCGAAGCTGCGATACCGATAGGGGCGTTCGGTCGTGTATTTGTCGAACACCCAGAACGTGAAGTCCGGCTCGCCGCTCTTGCGCCGCAGTGCTCCACTCGTGCGCTCGAACACATCCCCCGTGGGCTCTCCCACCACAAGCTCGCCATCGAGCCCTGTCAGGACATTGGCGTGGCGCTTGAAGTATTCCTGAACGAACTCGTTGGGGATCGGTTTGAGGGATGCCGAGAGAGGCACCCCGCCGGGTCCCACGATGCACCGGAAGCCGTCGATCTTCGGAGAAGCATAGCAGGGGAACTTGATGTCGCTGATGGACGCCGCCTCGCCCTTCATTGGTTTGAAGCCGGGAGGGAGCATCACCCTTGGGACACCATCTGCACGCGCCGAACCTGACTTGCACCACAGTGGCTGCACTCGCGAGACTCTTGCGTGGTTCCGGGATCGCGCTTCCATATCCTGTAGGTGTGTGATCCGCTTTCGCATTTCATGGTTCGAAGCTCGACCGCTGCGAGAGCCTCGGGTGCAGGGACGGACGGACGCCCGCGCGACGCCATCTCCAGCGCTCCGAGTCGAACCCTGATGTCATGCAGCTGACCGAAGCTGTAGAGGGGGTCGAGCTCTTTTCGAAGAGCCCGCAGGGAGTCCTCAAAGGTTTCAATACGCCTACGGGTGGTTATTCCAAACATTGTCGTTAATTCCTAGTTGAATTGAAATAAGGGCATAGACATGGACAGAACCAGCGCGGACCCGGTGCTGGGAGAAGGGTTAGGTTGCTGCCGCTTCAGTTACGGAGATGCGGTCCGCGAAGGGGCAATACCAACGAGAAACTGCCTCCGGCTCACCGATAGGGAGATGTCCTCGAAGCGCTGCGCGGATTGCGGAATTGTGAGACCTGGCCACGACCCGTGTGCTTTGGCGGGAGCGGGTCTTTCCCCCGCCGCATTTGCGCCGAACCCGGTCCCAGGAGACGACGAACGTTGGCACTAGCTCTCGTCCTCGTCATCTCCCAGGGTAGCCATGGCCTCGCCATACCACTCCCAATTATCGACCCCCGCGACTTCGAGTGCGGAGAGCTTGGCTTCATCGTTCAGGAGTTCCTGAAACCGTGCTGTCGGAACCTCGACGTGATCCACGCGGTTGATCCGCATGACCTTCAGGTGGGAGACCTTGCAGGTGTAGCGGCCACCAAGCGGATGAACTTCGATCATGACCGGGTGGAACTTGACCACCTTGGCCTTCTGTAGGTGGCCGCCCGAGCGACTGTTGGGCTGCACCACGGCGACGATATCGCCAACGGACAGGACGTTCCCGGAGAAATCCGTGCGTGTCTGCTGCGGTTCGTCAGACATCGAGCGCATCCAGCTTCGCGAGCTGCTTCATAAGGCTGGCCCGCTTTTTGAGGCGAAGCTCCGACGCCTTTTCGACCGCAGAACGAGGGTTGTCGAAAATATCGACGCCTGGACGGTAGTGCTTCCACCCGTCCCACAAGTCGGGGCTGGAGGGGTGCGAACTCCATGTCAGGGGTCGTCCGTTCCATTTCGAGCAGCCCGACTTCAGGAGGGGGCGAGGGACCCACCAATCTTCCCCAGCGAACGCACTGTCTTGGTGCTTCTTCACGTCAGACATGGACACCGCTCTCCACTGCCGCCGTCTTGCCCATCTGGCGGCTGTTGAGGAACACCACCCGACCGTTCGGCTTTGCCATGGCCCGCGCGATCAGGATGTCTGCCGCCTGGGCGTCGGTGAGGACCGGGCGACCCTCCCAGCTCATATAACGTGCCGCAGCCTGGGCGCGACGGAAGCGGTCCTCGCTTTCGATGATCTCCTCACGGGAGAGTGCAGGGTGCTTCGAGAAGATGCGTTTGATTGTCTTGAAGATCACTGAATGGCTTCCTTGAGCTTGCTGAAAATAACGTCGAGCAGGAGCGCAGCGAGGACCTCCCGCTGCTTCATGTTCAGCTCGACGCTCTGGCTTCCGAAATGCAGCACGGGGGTTGCCCCCAATTCTGCTGCCGTTACCTTGAGGACCTCAAACGGCCCCTTTTCCTCGGGAACTTCCGGCATCACTTATTTCCTTGTAAGGCTTGATGATTACGGGTTTCGGGCTGTTTTCCTTTGCCTGCAATGCGGCGTCTAAATCGTCCGTGGGGCCGAACAGGAGAGCCCCGCCAAGGAGCACGACGACAACCCATCGCAGTGCGGGATCAGCCCCAATTCTGGGCAAAGGCATTTGCGATCCCTGGATAGGTCTCAGAGCGTATCTTCCAGCGGTCCTCGGACGGTCCGATCCGGTTCTGCCCGCTGTCCGTCTGGTTGTCCCACCGTTCGGCCACCTTCCCTGAAGGGAGCTCCACTAAGCGTCCGGGAACACGTAGGGAGGGGATGATGCGGAGGGGTTCGAGGCCTTCCAGCCAAAGGCACGTCTTTTTGGAGGCGTTATCTCCGAACTGGTATGGCTGGATGATTTGATCCGGCTTCCTGATCCGAGATGAAATGCAGGATACCGGGTTTTCTATGGCCTTCCGGGCGATGGGAGAACCCATGAGGAACCGGACGAAATCCAGCGCCTTCTCGGTTTCCTCTGCCCGCCAAGGAACGCGCTTGTTCCAGTGCAGACCGGCAACAGTGAGATAGGTGCAGGGAGGGTGGGCGATCATGAGGTCCCACCCGTCGTTGATTATGTCTCTGACATCGCCCTTATAGTGGAACGGGCTTTCGTCATCAGCCGGGAGTAGGTCGCAGGACACCGCATAGTGCCCTAATGCGCGAAATGCCTCCCTTGTGCGCCCGCTGTATTCGCAGGCAACAAGAACCTTCATGTTTCAGGTCAGATGTGGATGCCGAGGACGTGAGCCCACTGGAGAAGATGCCACGCGATACCGAACGCGCGTGCTCTCATGGCGTCCATTTGCTGATCCACTTGCGAGCGGCGACCACGGCTTGTCCGGCGTAGTAGCCCCCGGCGTCCACAGGGCTATGCCCGCTGCCGAAGCCGTGGCTCTCGATAGAGTCTCCACACATGCACACACCCTCGGAAAAGTCGAACCGCTCCATGCTGGCAAGGCACGCTTCGAGTGCACTTTTTGCCTCAGTCATGGCGTCCATAGTTTCACCGTCTTGTTCTGGAAATCGTAGTCTTGGGCACGACTGATGCGAGCCACACGCGCCTGCTGGAGCATGTCCTCACGGGTCTTTCCCTTCTTCGTGTATTCTTCCTCGACTGCCTGCCAAACGGCTCCCAGGGGGCTGTCCTTGTGCTTTTCGAGGAACTTCTTGGCGGCCACGTCACCGAAGCCCACAAGCCCCGTGTATCCGTCCGTCACGTCACCCGTTAGGGTCTGCTTTACGTGCAGCATCTCGCCGTCGCGTTCGTTCACCGTCACGAGTTTCCTCGCGTCGGCGTCCAGGTGCTCGGTAGGGATTTGCTTCAGGTCCTTGTCTTTCGACCATAGGACCTTGCGGCCAGGGATTTGCGTCTGGGAAGTGGCAAGGATGCCGAGACAGTCGTCAGCCTCCAGCCCGTCACGGAGGAATGTGGTGTATCCACTCTCATCCAAAATCCAGTCCTGAAACTCGCGGTATCCTGGAGGCTTCCGCTTGCGGTGCCCCTTGTATGTTGGGAGCACGTCGCGCCGGAAATTATTCTTGCCGGTGATGCAAACGATCACCTTGGATGGGGCCGTGTCAGCTCTTTCCAGAGCTTCAGCAAGCCGTGCAATGGATGCATCGAACAGGCGTTTTGCCTGCCGCATGTTCACCCACACGGTCCACATATCGGGCTCCCATTCCACGTCTTCGAGCGATGCAGAGACGCTCTCGAACGCGATGATGTCCCCGTCGATAAGGAGCGTTGCGGGCTCCTGAGCGGGGGTAGTTTTTTTGGGAATTGTCTAGTCTCGTTGTTCAGAAAACGTGCGAGAGGAGCACAGAGGCTTTCGCACGGAGGGCCTCAAGGGACCCGTTGTTGGTGTAGTCGAAATCGAAGTGGTGGCCGTCGAGCTCACCTTCGAGAGCCCCACCGGACTTCTGAGTTACGCCGTCGCGCACGAGGCGAACCGTCTGTGCCGACTCCCTGAGGAGGGCGTCGAACTCGTTGCCCTTGCGCATGTCGTCCACGACCACAAGCGTATCTTCGAGCTGATTATCCATCTCGAATTTCGCGATAGTGGATACCGCCTTGTTCACCCAGATATCCGGGTGGACGTGCTCGCGGCACCCATTGCCGATGCCGATCAGGAGGTCGCGCCCGGAGAACGAACCACTATCCAGACGCGGGGACATGGGAATACGCTCGTCCTTATCCTCGCGAACAAAGTCCGATGCTGCGTCACTGGTGAACCCCATACGCCGAAGCGCTCTCTCGGCAACCTTCCGCAGGGGCTCCGCGAAGGACACCACACGGGCCTTCACGCCGATCTTCTCGGCCTCCTCGATCAGCATCGAGGCGAACGTCGATTTACCAGACCGCGCGACGGGGCTGTAGAGGCCGATGACGCGGTGCTGCACATAGAGCGCCCTGATAGGGGTCGGGATGACTCCCGGCGGGATCAGGAGGGAGGAGATAGGGGTTCCTGTTGCGGGCTCGTGCAGGGAGTTACGAACGGGGTTCGCGGGTAGATATCCCGTCTGGGCAAGGGTCATCGAAGAGAAGTCGCGATCCATGGTGTCTTTCGAGACGTGTTGAAGCATGTTCATTCCTCGCTGTCGTTGAGGGTTGTCAGGGCGGCCCACAGGAGCCGCATACCTTCCGGCGTGATGCGCCAGACCCTCCCATGGGAGTGCCCTGCCCGAACGGATATGAGGCCCTCAGAGGCCGCTATCGCGATCTCGTCGGCCTTCTCCTTGGACATGGTGGATTTCGTCGTCTGGGGCTGGTCCCAGATGTGAAAGAGGACATCCAGGACCGAAGCCCCGATTAGTGCGTCTCGGCCCATGTGCGGCCAATCTTCGCATCACCATTGAGGCGACACGCGAAGCCCATGACCTCACCAGCCTTCGTCGCCATGGCGCAGCATACTTCCGCGACCACATCAGCGATTTCCTTGGTTCTGGCCGCGATCTGAACCTCGTCGTGCACCCAGGCGCAGAACGCGAAGTCGCGTCCCCACACAAGGCCACGGGCGGTCAGCTCGTGCTCGATCAGGATCAGCCACCGCTTGCACAACAACGCACCCGCAGACTGTAGGAGGGTGTTGAGCGCGGCATGGGCCTTACGGATCGTCAGACGACGGCCATCCAGGCCCTCGATCCATCCTTGTTCTGCCGCTGCCTTGATTGCCTGCCGTAGCTTCTTCAGAGCGGGCATCGACTTCAGGAACTCGGCCTTGATCTTTGCTCCCGCAGCTTTCTGTTCCTTCTCGGTCCCATTAGGGAGCACGATGGAGCCGATCTTCGCGTCGCCAGCCCCATAGAGGTAGGCGTAAATGAAGGTCTTGGCGTCAGCGCGTGTCGGGAGACCGGCGGCCTTCTGATTGACCGTGTGAACGTCTCCGTCCAGCACGACCTTGATGTAATCGCCAGCGTCATAGACCGCAACGAAGTGGCCCAGGCACCTCAGCTCAAGACCGCTCATATCGGCCCCCACTAGAAACCAGCCCGGCGGGACGGTGAACAGGGAGCGGCACTCCCACCCGTATCCGCCTTCTCGTCCCAGAAGGACCCCGTTGGGACCGTGTGATACGGAAGGAACCTGAGCGATGTTCGGTGTGGCGTGTGTGGCGCGGCCTGTCACGGCCCCGGCTGTTTCGTAACGGGCGTGGATACGTCCGTTCTTTTCCAGCTTAAGCCACCCGTTCTTACCCTGAGCTACAAGCCCGAGGGTTTTGCTGATGTCGAGATACGCGCGGATGTCCGCGATCTCGGGGAAGTTCAGCTTGGCGAGAACGTCATCGTCCAGCTTAACCCGGCCCGTAACGGGATCACGCGGGGCGTCCCACCCATACCTGAGCTTCAGCCGTTCCGCGATCTGGTCACGAGAACCTGGGTTCAGCTTCTCCAGCTTGCGCTTCACGAAGGGTTTGCCCTTCACGTAGCCAATCTTGGAGTTGTTCACCTTCGGGATGATCGTGGTGCAACGCTCGATCGGTGGAAAAGCGTGCTGCAACCGGGCCGACACATCGTTCAGCTCGGCTGCGAGGGTAGCATACAGTTCCCCACCAGCCTTCACATCGAACACGAAGCCACTCTCGGTCATGCGGAAGCACAGGTCAGCGACTTCATGCTCCAGGTCGATTGCAGCCGGGGTAAGCCAGCCCTCCTTGATCTTCCCTGCTATGCGCTTGTAAAGCTCGAAGTTGGTCCGAAGGTCCTGCCCACAGTAATCGACCATCTCTGGCGTGCAGGTGTCCCACACGGAGCCGCCCTCGACCTTCTGTTTGCCGAACGAGCCCTTTTTCTCACCGAGGCGAACACCCCAGGCTTCCAGAGAGTGCTTCCCGATCAGGTTGCCCGGCATCTGGCCGCGCTTGAACCGGAGCATGTCGCCCTGTTTGATCTCGGGCCATATGAGGCGGGCGAGGATCAGGGTATCGCGGAGCTTCGCAACCGGGAGCCGCAGACCAACGAGCTTCGCCAGCGCGGGAGCGTCGTAGGTGACGATGTTGTGCCCGTAGAGGCGCTCGGCGTTCGCCAGTATTTCCAGAGCAACGCTTAGGGGTTCGTGCCCGTATGCCGGGGAAAGAGACGAAAAGGACCGGAGCTCTCCTGTCTTCACGTCCATGATGCAGATGCAGTGCAGGACCGAAACAGTGTCGAGGAGGCCGTTCGTCTCGATGTCAAATAGGATATGCCGCCATTCAGAAGGCATCGACGGTCTCCCCATCGACCGGGGCAGTGCCCTTCTCGAACTCGTCTGCCGGGTCATCCCCGTAATCCTTCGGATAATCCAGAAGGCGTCCGGTCAGGGTGTCGAAGACGAGCCTGCACGCGGGACCAGTCGATCCCCACTGACGGTTCTTCAGGACGCGAACCGTGATCCGGTTGCGCTCTGCCTCGTCATCCGCTTGCTGATTGCGCTCGAAGCCCAGAACGAGGTCGGAGAGCTGCACGATGGCGTGTGAGCCACGGGCATCCTGGAGGGACACTTCGCCGCCTTCCTCGTGCGGTTTGCTACCAGAGGACTTCTTCAGGTGGCACACGAGAAACAGGCAGAAGTCGAGCTCCTGGACGAGCTGGCGCAGCTTCGTCATCGTCTGGTCGATGGCCTGCCGCTCGTTCGCCACGTCGAGACCGGAGAGCACGATGCTCAGGTGGTCGAGAACCACGTAGCGGCACCCGCAGGCTTTCACGAGGTAGCGGATTTTCGAGATGATCGTATCCGGGTCCACGGAGCCGAAGCTGTCGTAGTAGAACACGCCGTCTCGCCCTGCGGTCTCCGCGTAGGCCCGCTCAAGTTCCCCCGGATCGACACCCTTCATGGATACGTCCAGGCGCTTGCCCATCTCGTAGCCCACGATCCCGATAGCCGTGCGCTCGGCGCTTTCCTCCAGGTGCAGGGCTCCGACATTCTGGCCGCGAACGATCAGGTGGTGCTCGATGGCCCGGCACACCGTGCTCTTGCCCGAGCCTGAGCCCGCAAGGCATGTGATGATCGCCGGGTGGGGCATCAGGGGCAGTAGGCCGTCCATGTGCTTCCACGGCCATGGCTCTCCCACAGGACCCTTGTAGTTTCTGATGCGGTCCCAGATATCGGCACCACTCAGAACCGCGTCAGGACGCCACGGGGCCGCGTTCCAGATGGCCGTCAGGACATCCTTGCCCTTGCCGTCCATCAGGCACGCATTGGCATCCTTCATGGGCAGCTTGGCGATGAACGCCTTGCCCGGAGGGAGCACAGCGGCACATGCCTGTGCGGCGGCACGGCCCGGTTCGTCGTCGTCCATCATCAGGACGACCTTCTCGAACCCGTTGAGCCATTCGAGGGCCTTGGCGACTTCCTTGTGTGCCGTCTGGGCTCCGTTGCACACGGAAACCACGGGCCACTTGTTGTCCTGAAGCTGGGACACACTCAGGGCGTCGAGCTCGCCCTCAGTGATGACCACCATCTTGCCCTTGGCGGGCCACAGCCGCATCCCATAGAGGGGCTCGACGGCCTTTACGTCACCCAGCCAAGTGAAGTTCTTCTCGGTGTCGCGGAGCTTCTGGGCGACAAGGGTGCCGTCCTTGTAGTGCTGGGCCACCTGGACCCACACACCGCGTTTGTTCTTGCCGACACCATAGCCCCATTTGCGGCAGGTCTCGGCGTTGATCCCTCTCTTGGGCAAACCGTCGAAGGTAAGCCCGTCGAGGAAATTGTAATCTGCGATCTTGGTCTTCCTAGACGCGGGCACCGAGGCGTCTTCGTTTTCAAAGACGCGACGAGACTTCCCGCAAACGAAGCACTTCGACCATCCGCGATCATTTATGGAGAGCCCGTCGGTGGACCCGCAATCGCTGCATGGTAGGTGCTGCTGGACCCACTCCGAGGAGGGGTCGGTGTCGAAACTCATGTCAAATGAAAAGGGGAAACCCTATGGTCTCCCCTTATGTTTGCCGATTAGGCGTGCTTGGCGATGGCCGCGTGGACCAGATCGCTCACGTCCGAGACGATCTCCGTCACCTTGGCCGGATCGACACCCGCAGCGGTCAGCTTGGCGTCGAGCGTCGGCTCGATGTAGTCCGAGACCTCGGCTGCGATGGACAGGATGCGGGTGTCAGCCGACGACTTGAAGAAGCTGCCGATGACGGTGATGAACTTGTTGAGCATGATGCTCCTTTCAGAAACGATTGCGGTTCGCCGCCAGCCCCATAAAGGCGACCGGGGCCACGAGTGCTGCGGCGGAAGCACTGGCGACGACGAACAGGATGAGGGGGCCGATGATGAGCGCGGTGAAGGCCACGAGGGCCATGCCCAGCCAGCTCATGGCGATCACGCCACAGAGCTTGAGGGCCACGAGGGTGCCGACCACGAGAAGAAAGAGCATATCTTCACACCCCCAGCGTGTAGCGGGAGTAACGACGGCCCGAGATGGGGTCCTTGTTCGTCACTCGCGAGATGGAGAACCCGGCATCACGCAGCTCCGTCAGTCGGCGCGTGAGTGAGCCAGAGGAAAGACCCAGGTGGGACCGCATGGCGTCGAGGGCCGAGATGGACCCGCGATCACACATGAAGGCATAGACCGACCGGGCACACGGCGAGAGCTTCGCGGAAACTTCGCGATAGAGCTTGGCGTTTTTCGTCATCACACTGCCTCCTGAGCGGTGCCCACCTGTCGGGGGAGGGTCTGGTCGATGTGGGAGAGGAGGGCAGCGAGCCCCGCGACGTTGCACCGCTCGACCTCGAACGAACGGCCACTTGCCGAATGGACGATCTGGACGTGCGTGCGCGAGGAGTTCTCGCAGGCCATGTGGTGCCCGTCGCGGAAGCCGATGGGGGAGAAGGTCGGTGAAGACCCGGTATGCTGCGTGGTGGTTTCGTGACTGGATACCAGTTCGAGCTCGCAAGCGCGACCGTAATCGGTGTCCCCGTAGGTATTCTCGATTGTCACCAATGGTCCCGCATCACCACCCGGAATGTAGTGCCCGCGTCGTGTGCTGTGCTCCACACGGACCACGACGCCCTCTGTCCCGGACCAGGAGCTCAGGAACACGATTGTGGTCCCGTGCTCCCGGCCACGATCCCGCTTGACGCGCACACGATCCCCGATTTTGAACGAGTAATTCGGGACAAGACGGCACTCAGCTTCCCTCCCGTCGTCCGTCGTTCCGTCATCGAACTCGACCTCGACAATGGCCCCGTGCTCGTAGTTGCCGGGGCTGCTCCTCGCCCTCACCTGCGTGATCGTTCCGCATTTCCCTACGCTCGTTCGGACGAAGCGGATCTGCTTGTCCAGGACCTCGATACGGTCGCCCACATTGAACTGATGCGGCTCCATGGTGCCACTCCTCTATTTGTTGATTACGTCAGCCATTCTTCAGGGACCGCTGGACCTTTCGCCCACTTGAACCCGTGCTTGTCGCACCAGTCCGCGTAGGTAGTCTTTGATCCCTTGTTGATCTTCCCTTTCGGGTTCGTGAACAGGATGCGGATGTCGGCGTCAGGGTGGTGTTCCCGAACTGCCAGCATCTTGTTCCGGTCTTCCAGGTCAAACATGCCCTTGGTCTCCAACAGGACACCATTGGGAAGGATGAAATCTGGGTAATACTTGCGAGGCTTGTCGCGGTAGGCGAGGAAGTGTCCTGCCTTGCCGACTACGTTCTTGATGACCTCCAGACCGCGTTCGAGGAGGCCCTGAAGGACATCCCCCTCGAACTTGCTGTCGAAGGCCCGCGCCGCCTGCTTGAACTGGCCTACCTTGCGAAGATTGGCGGGCGTGCGAGAAAACATGACGATCCCTTAGAAGGGGATTTCGTCGTCCAGGTCGTCCTCGACCTGCTTGGAGCCCTTGGGCGTCGGTGCGCTGTCGAACTCGTCGCCCGTGAACGCATCCTCGTCATCCGCGTCTTCATCTGCCGCGAAGCCACCGCCCTCGTATTTCACGAGCTTGATGACCTGCACGGCTCGGAGGCCGACGTTGATGTAGGACTTGCCCTGGAACTCCGTCTTGCGGAGAACCACGCGGAGCCGGATGACCGACCCATTTCCGATCTGCGGCGGGTTCTCCACCACTTTTCCCTTGGCGTTCGCCACGGGGACCGTGATGGGGTCGCCGTCCTGCGTCTCCAGATAGGCTGCGGCCTTCAGGTAAACGTCGCCGGTCTTGTTGTCGGTCTTGAACGGGCGGTTTACGCCCGCCTTGATTTCCTTCGGGGTGAAGTTGTCTTCGATGAACGAGTCCACGATGCGGTTCGCTTCATCGAGTGCCTCTCCCTTCAGGATAATCGAGGCGACCTGCTTGCCGGTCGGCTTGCCCTGATAGGTCTCAGACTTCCCGAGGGTGAGAAACCGGGCGAGACCCCGACCGAACTCGGCTTTGGTGCTGTTTGCTTTTGCCATTTGTCTTGTGTTTGAGACCGCGACCGGATTTGGCCGGTTTGTCGTTGCGGTCGGTGATGTTCAGTGCAGCCGCCACTGCACGAGAGGCGGCTGTGATACCCCGGCGATCCAGTGCCTCAAGATCGAGAGCGGAGGACAGACCGGGGGTGGAAAGGGTGCGACCCGACGCACCGATTCGGATGACGAACGTGCTCATTCGTCTTCCCCCAGAAGGTGTCCGTATCGGACCGGGTTGGACTCCATGAGCATATCGAACTCGGTCGCCAGCTCGCACATCTCGTGCAGGAACGGGGGAATACCCGAGATGGCGTCGTGTGCCAGTTCGTCCCACATGCCGGTGAACATAGCGAGAGTCTCGACACCGAAGTGCATCTGGAACGGGGTGTTGCTGGCGAACGCCCGGGCTTCCTGCCGAGAAAGGAAGAACACGGTGGCTGCGAGGTTGTGGCGGAGTTGCTCGCCCTCGTCTTCGTTGAGGACCTGCAATCCGCGATCAAGGATGCGCAGCGCAAGGAGTTTGCAGGAGTCGAGAAGCTCACCGGGGGATACCATGATGGCTCCCGAGAACACGCCCTCACGCTCCCCCAGGGCGACGGTGAGCGGCTCCGCAAAGGCCAATCCGATATTCGCCAGAGCTGCCGGAGCGAGCTCGATGAACGCATCATCCAGAGTGATTTCCTTCGGAGCCTGCACGATGCCGTCGATTGCCGACGCGAACGTGTTGCCCGGAAGAACCAGGATGACATCTTCGATTGGTAGGCCGAGGCGCTCGATGAAGCCCTTGAAGGTCTGCGCCATATCGGTCGGGTCGAGTGCCACGCCCTGCGGTAGTGCATCCTCCGGCAGGGTGAAGCCATTCGAGAGGTCGAGCTTGGAGAGGTCGATGTGTTCGATGTTCATGGCTTACGCCCTTTGCGTCTGATGAAAACGATAGATGGACCCTGCGTCGTGACCATCGGCCATGAGGCGAGAGATAACTGGCGTCGGAGCGCGACGGCCTCCACGGGCTGCTGAGATGAGCTTGGAGAGGTCGCTTTCGTTCGCGTCAGCCTCTCGGGGCGTCTGGGCTAGGTCCATCTGGAAATCCTTTCGTCGGGAGTGCTTCCCCATTGGGTGTCCCCAATCGTCCCTCGGGCGGATTTCCGGGCACAAAAAAGGCCCCGGTGAAGGGGCCTTGTGGTTCACGCAAAGGCGTAAAGCGCCTCACGTATCTGACTGATTTCCAAACTCCCGCGTGGGGGAGGGGGCTGGAGCTTGTCCCTTCCTTCAGGACTGAGGCGCTCCATGGCGCGGTCATAGATGTCCTGCAACGGGTTCCAGTCCCGATACAGCTCGACCATCTGTTCCCGCAGGGTGGCCGAGAGGAGAGAGCAGTTTCCGGCATGGGCCGAAAAGCTGTCGTGGATGAC